TTTCATGACCGCTTCGTTGTAGTTGCGGCCCTTCTTGCTCTCTGCCTTGTTGTAGGCCGCCGTCGTCGCCTGTTCGGCGATGCCAGAGCCGACTCCTGCCGCCTGCATGTAGCCCGACGACATTAGAAGTGGTCCACGAAGCCGGGGACCGAATAAGTCGGCATCGGCCGGATGCAGTTGTAGTGAAACCAGGCGTCCATAATGAAAGGCGGCTCCAGGAACACCGAGATGGCCCGCTCTACCGGCGGGTCTTCCTCGATAAACGACTGGTTGAGAACCGGCAACGTCGCGAAGTCCTGCGCGAAGTGCCAGTAGTCGAGGGTGGCGTCGCCGGACGAGCCGGCGCCTGGTGTGAACCGGGCGTTGCTCCGCATCCGCCCAGCGACCCGCGAGGGCTTGTAGCGGTACTCCGCATAGCGTTCCTGGTAGCCGAAGGCCAGGTCGTCGTTGGCGCTGCCGTCCGCGTAGATTTCCTTGTTGAGAACGGTCTGTTCGCCCAGGTGAGCGAGCGCGGGCCAGAAGTAGTCGAACCTGGTCGAGCGCGACCACATGCGTTCGAGCCCCTGCTGGTACTTGAGATCGGCGCGCGCGGAGCACATGCCGATAATGACGCCGTGTTCGGTGAACGACTTGGAGAACCCACGGCCGCTGAAGCCATTGGTCCCGAAGCCACCGAGCTGGCCGACGCCGCCGGAACCCGTCGCAGTCTGAGCAACGGGGTGCTGTGTGAATCGCGAGCTCCCTCCGCCCAAGTACTCCGGGCGCTGGAGCCGCTGGTCCGGCGAGACGACGCCGAAATGCGAACGCACAATTTCCGTGTAGCGGGTGCCGCCTCGCGCGTCGCGCTCGAATAGCCGCTGGAGCTGGAAGGCTTCGCGAATGGCGTTGATCGTCGCGGCCGTGGCGTTTGTTAGGTCCGCTTCGAGGTTGGGGTCGTCCCAGAGCAGCGGGCCCGACCCCGTGGCCGGGTTGCTGATCACCGTATCTCCGGGTCCCGCTTCAAGCGAACCCGTCGTTGCGCCGGAGTTCCACTCCCAGACCGGCGGATTCGCAGGCACGGAAGCAACCACTGGAGCAGACGTACCAAGCGGAAGATTGACCGCAGGGCCCTTCTGCGCGAACGGAAGGCAGCTCGTGAAGTAGTCATGACGCTTTCCCCTCGTGAGAAGTGTGTAATCGGCCGGATCGTCCGGCCCGTCGTCGATCGGCACTGGAACCGAGTCGACTAAATTTTCATCACGGAACCACTCGTTAAAGCAGAGGTTATAAGCGCGGTGCCAGAACGCGCTGTGCTCAAGACCAGCGACGTCCGTAGGGATGCCGAAATAGTCTTCGAGACCTTCCGCCGCATAACCGTTCGGCGAGGGCGAAGTGAGCGTGGGCACCAGGTAGTCCGTGGAGTCGCCAGGATCGTCCTGCGCTCCCATGAACCGCTCCCAGTTTTCCCAGAGGAGCCGGTTCGGGACGAAGAAGAAGAAGATGTCCAGGTGCATATTGTCCATGATCGGCACGACCGTCGAAGCGAATCGAGTGAACGTGTCGAGGTGCATGGTCATCGTGTCGCCGGGCAACGCCTCGTCTACGAAGATCGGCACCAGCTTGCCGGGTTGGAAGGTGAGCGTGATGCCGCAGGAACGATTGAACTTGCTGCGCTGCGACTGGACTGACGGGATTGAGGCAAACGAGCGCTGCTCGTCCACCCACGTCTTGTTCGTTGCTCGTGTTCGATTCTGCATGACGTTCCTTTCGTTAGGCCAGCGAGAGCTGGCGCTTGTCGTCCTCGTCCTTGGAAGCTGCGATCACGTGCACGGCTTCGAAGCCGGACATGATCCGCACGGGCGAGATTTCACCGGCAACCAGGCCGGTAGTGGGGTCGAAGTCTCCGATTCGGAATAGTGCGAAGTCTCCCGGGTTGGAGGCGATCGGCGAATTTTCTACCGACGCCATGAAGGATCGCTGTGCCACCGCATCGGAGTCGATGCAGTAGGGGGCGTGCCAGCGTTCGGCCAGAGAGTCAAATACTGAATACAGGTGCATTAGAGAACCGTCCTTTTTGGTTTTAATCGAGATTTCGAACCATGTTGGTTAGTTGGGTTGTTTGGATTTTTTCTTTGATGCGTAAGACGTCCTCAGGGTCTCTTTTTTCTTTGGCTTGGGCCTGGTTAGTGCGCTGGCGCCTTGTGCGCTGAACGCGCGAGAGTTTTTCGGGGTCTTGATCCTTTAGCAATTTATCGAAGTAACGAGGTGGCGCGTACTCCGCGCCTTTGAAGATGACTGAATCGTGCCGGTAGACTTCCTGGTGGTGTTCGTCGAAGAACTTTTTCCCAAGCCCGGGTCGCCGACTCATCGTCGCGTACTCCGGGCGCACGTTGAAGACTTCGCCGGTGGTTATGTCGACTCGCTCGTAATGCTCGTCGGCCTGCTTCCCTGTAATTTTTTTGGTCACGTACCGCGCCACGTAGGCTGCGGAATCAAATGTTAGTTCGCCGATCGAGTGGTAACCGAACGGCCAAAGCTCGTCTAAGAGCGGCGAGCGATAGAGCGTGTGACCAGATGCCGCCCTTTGCAGGGGGGACCTGGTGGAAGCGAAGTCGAGTCCAAAGATGCAGGCGTGGTAGTGCGGGCGAAGTGTCGAAGGACCGTACTCCCCGCAATGGAAGAAGCGGAAGCCGCCGCAGCGGCGTCGAAGCCGCTTGGCGAATTTCTGCCAGTGAGTGACGTCCAGGCCATGATCTTCAGGGAGTGACTCGTCGTCGTAGGTGAGGGTGAGGAAGCAGTTTGAGTCGTGTTCGCGGGCCTCGTACATCATCCGAGCGGCCCAGTCGCGAGAACGACGAAGACGGCACCCAATGCACTGGCCACAGGCCAGCTCCAGGTGCCGATCGTAGTAGGCGTCGCGGGTCGAGAAGGTGATGCCACCCTCTCGACCCCGGTACGCCTTGAGTGGGCGCGTGCAGCTCAAGCCTCGGGCCACCTCGGCGGCTTATCCGCCGGGTGTTTGATGGCACGACCCACGTACCCGAAGAGTCCACCGAGAAGGCCGAAGACGCCTTCCCAGAACCAATCCTGATACCACGGCTTCATTGCTCGGCTCCTACAGTCGCCAGCCGCCCCGCATGGGGCGGGCTCGCATGTTTTTGGTCGCGACCTTCGCGCCCTTCCGGTAGCTGCGCTTCGAGCCCTTACGGCTCATCCTGCGGCGTCTTGCCATGTTCTGTGACCTCCGGGGTTGGAGGGGACCGCGCTGCTGACGATGACCAGGAACGTCACGCGGCCCCCTCGTTTTCTGACACCGTAACTCTCATCCGGTGTCAGTGGGAACAGTTACATCAAGTAGATGACTGTTCCCCCCCTTCGGGGGCCCCCGATGCAGGCTGCTGGGGGGCAGGCTGCTGGGGGGCTTGCGCCCCGCTTGCTGCGGCGGATGCCCCGCCGCTGGGAGGCTCGAAAGGAAGCCCGACGGGCGTTGCCGTCCGTCCTTCGGGACCGGCTTCCAGCTCCAGGCCCGCTTCGACCAGGTCGGCGCTCAGATCGGGGTCGGCCAGCATCTCGAGCATACGCCGAGGATCGTTGTCGGCCGCCTTGCGAACCGACGCTGGTAGCGATCGGAATCCCTCTTCCGCCAGGAAGGTGAGATCCAACGCCGTCTTGAGATCGTCGGCAAGGCTCAGGTCGCCGTACATCGGCGGCTTGTTTGTTAGGTGCGTGACCACGCCCGTTTTCTGGTGGCGGGCGACAATCCGATTCACATCGGTTTCGCCAGCTTCCGACTGGCGGGTGCGGGTCTCGCCTTCGAAACTCTTGCGCACTCGGGTGTAGCTGTCCGGTTGGGTCCAGCTCATCGTTAGTTACCTCAGTAGGTTAAGAACGGGTTGCGACGTCTTCAGAATCTTATCGACCCAGGCTGCGCCCTGGCCGACCTTCGTTGCTTCGACGTTCGCACGGTTTCGCGCGCCTGGAATTTCCAGGCCGCGCAGAGTGGCGTTGAAGTTTTCGCTCCGCTCCATCGCCTTCCAATATTCCGCGCGCTGCGCGGACTCGTTGCGTTGCTGCCAGAACAGGCCGCCCTGGTCGCGGTTTTTCATCGCCTCCGTTTTCAGTTGCTCGATTTGAGCGTTCATCACGTCCGGCATGATGCGCTTGGCTGCCGCTTCCGCGCTCTCGCGTTCGCCTTGCTTCTCGGCGCGGAACGCCTCCGAGAATTGCTTGGCTGACGCGGAACCGCTGCCGCCGCTCATCGACGCGGTTGGGGCAGAGAGAGTGGCGCCGCCGGAGAACCCGCCGGAACCCATGAAAGCGGTCAGCGGGTTGATCCCCGCTCGTTTCATGTCGTTGACCATCCAACGAACTTTGTTTTTCATGACCGCTTCGTTGTAGTTGCGGCCCTTCTTGCTCTCTGCCTTGTTGTAGGCCGCCGTCGTCGCCTGTTCGGCGATGCC